TTATGGGAATGGCTGAAGTTATTAAATGATGGAAATTACAATTATTCTAAGAATATAGGAGATTATTCATGTAAAATTAATATTATTGCTATGGATAATTTTGAAAGAGAACGGCCTGTTATGGAATGGGTCTTTAATGATTGTTTTATTAACAAGCTAGGCAGTCTAAATATATCTCAGAAAGAAACTGACCAGATAGAAACTGACTTTTCTTTCAAATTCAATTCAGTAGAAATGAACAAAACAATATAATTATGAAAATTTATTTTTTATTAACTTTAAGCATGGCATTATTTTCTTGCAGTTACACCAATACTCCCTTTGGAAAAGATGTAGATTTAGGAAGCAAAACCGAAGGCTATATTGCGGCCACAGGAAATGTAAGCCTAAATATTAACGGTTCTACTATAAATGCCGATAGAGTTCTTATAGTAGATTCTAGAGATAATACTAAATCTTTCGATAAAACCGTTACGGTTGCACATGACGTATCTAGGTGGAGATACGTAGGAAAGTATGTTTCTTCTCTAGGAAAATACATCACTAAATCAGTTACTAATTAGCTTTGCTATTTATTAAACAGTTTATTTTGCCGAAATTATCTAAATATGATTTATGGCAACATTTTTACCAATACATTATTCACCATCGGTAGAACTGCGTGAGACAGACAATTCTGAGGTTATTACTACTCCTATCGGAACAACTGTCTTGATCGCAGGATTTACTGAACAAGGTCCATCCGAAGAACCAACTTTCGTAAGTAACATGGAACAGTATGAGGAAACTTTCGGTTTACCTACGTGTCCTGCTACTAGATATTCGCACAATGCAGTTAAACAAATTCTAACCACATCTCCGGGCAACGTGTTATTCACACGTATGCCATTCGGCTCTGGTGGAGGATTTTCTTATTCTGATAATTATTCTGCATTAGTATATCCTATCATCGGTGTTTCTGCTGTAGAAACATCTGCATGTGATTATTTCCGTGATATTGACGAGGATACTTGTAGAACAGAATTTCCTGAGCTATACAATGTTCATTATAAAAAGTCTTCTCTGTGTTATGGAAGTGCAAATTTAGATTGTCCTCTTTCGTCTAAAAATGAAGTAGGAAATACTCTTTATGTTCATAATCACCCTGTTTCTTATGATTCTATATTGACAGGATTCAAATTTGTAGTAGATTCTGACTCTACTCAAGAAGAATTAGTTGTTGTGCAACTTCGCCCTACAACTAGCGGAGATAACATTTCATATGAAGTAGTCAATTATATCGAACTTAGTAACGTATATGCTACTATGGATGAAGATCAATCTAATCTGTCTAATGACGGTAAGAGATTGATTGTAGATCTTGCAAGCAGTCCTTATGCTACATCATTCACTGTCACTGAAGGATTTTTAACTGGCCAAACTCTATCAGGTATTCCTGTTAGTGCTGGAGATATTTTTGGGACATATTCTGACGGAGGTGTTTTGAAATACTTTGATGCAGATCCTGCTGTTGCTAATACGTACAACACTGGACTGACTTCTTTAGGAGATTTCCAAATAGGAGAAACTTTCTCTGTTGAAATCTCCGCATTAGCAGCTACTACTCAAGACAGCCTTATCAGTTTTTGTGCTACACCTGTAGTAGTAGGTCTTTCTTGTCAAACTGTAGAAGAACTTGGATTAAAAGTTCCTGAAAAAGATCGTTATACCTTTTATCCTCTTGAAGGCGAAGCTCAGCTTAATGATGCTAATTTTTATGTTATTGGAGAACCAGTAGCGAGAAGTTTATCAGAAGCAGAATACGAATTATTAGAAAATGGTCAATTTAATTGGAAGTGCGGAACTTTTGCAAACGTAGATCCTGAATTGGATGTAGTTGAAAATGATGTAAGAGCAGGTATCGTAGTAGTCAATAAAATTAAAGCAGCACAGCTAGAAGATTTTAGCGGATACTACCTTGCAGTCAATGATAACTTAAATGTCAATCCTGCAACAGACTTTAATGATTTAACTGCTGTGGCAGGATATTATGATACTCTTTGCCCCGGAGTTACTGGTGAATGGGTAGATGTTCCTGAAAATCGTTGGAATTTTAAAGTTTCTGAGACTTTCCAAGGAACTCGTAATAGCATTTCTGAAATAGTTGAAAAAACGTCTGGCCCTAATTTTGCTAATAAAGAATATAATGATTCTCTATCAGTCAGTCTCTTCAAATTACGTCCTTCACGTTTAACTGAAACAATCAATAAATTAGATGCTGTATTAGTAGAAAAATATATAGGAAGTCTTAATAGTGGAAGAAAGGTATTTGACGAATATGGCGGTGCTCCTCGTTCTGTCTTTATTGAAGATGCAGTAAATGCTTCTCGTAAAGTTAAGATGTTTGTAAATCCGTACCTTTCTAAAAATAATTGTTGGAATTCAGCAGATGGCGTTCCGCAAAAAACTGTAAGAATGTATAGAGAAAAAACCGCAACAGTATTTGATAATTTTGATACTCAGCAGGCTCTTAAAAATTATGGCGATAAACTGTATGGAGTAGGCAATTATAATAGTCATTGTAAGGATGTTGCCCTTGAACTGTGCAAAACTAAAGATATTGGAAATCTTCCCCTCAAGCTTGAAAGAGCACTCATGGGCGTAGAAAACCCATTAGATTTCCCAGTTGATATTGTTGTTGATGCAGGACTGTCTACTATATGGTCAACCCGTCAAGCTGTCGTTGCGGACGACTGTATAACTGACCCAAGTGTGTGCTATTATTTCGATGATACCTATTTTGTTGATACTGATAGCTTGGCATCTTTTAATGGAACAGATATGTTCAGCAATATTGCTGAAGCATGGGCAACAGTGGCAAATGTTCTAATTAACTTTGGGCAGCATACTCGCAAAAACGCAGGAGATGCCGGATCATTAGTTAAACTAGATCCACTTCGTCAAATCTTTATCAATGGAAAAGATTATAAAGTTTCAGGAAGACAGAAAAAGTTAGTCTTAGATCCTGTTACAGGTCAACCTTCTAACAGATATTCTACTTTCTCAAGAAATATCTACACGCCTCTCAAAAATCTGCTGTCTAAGATCAATTCTAATTTTGCTTCTACTGAAGCAAACTGGATCAAAACTTATGATAGTAGCACGGACAGTTTTGGATGGTACGGACCATCAGCATTTGTAGCAGCAAATCTTTGCAGAAATGATTCTACAAATTTTGCATGGACTCCTGCCTTTGGTATTGAAAATGGAAAACTTAGCAATGTAGTTGATTTAGCAATCAATCCTTCACAAAAGGACCGAGATTTAATATCTATTGCTGGTGCCAATTCTATTGTAAAATTCCCAGAAGGATATATTGTATATGATAGCAACACTCTACAGAAAGAAACATCAGCTCTTTCTGAAGAATATATTCGTAGAGGTATGTTATGGGTAGGCAAAGCTCTTATTGCTTCTTCTAGACGATTTGTTGGAAAACCCAACAGTATTAATACTAGAACTAGTCTTAAAAATGACCATTCTAGTATTCTTGAATTTGTCAAAGATAATGGCGGTTTAGCAGACTTCTTGGTTAAGTGTGATAGAGACAACAATCCACCAGATTTGGTTGATAGAGGTGTTCTCAATGTCGCAGATTATGTGCAATGGATACGTGCCGTCAAGCATGTCCTAATCAATCTTCAAATTGAGCGTAGCGGAGTGACCCTTAACAACATAGAATAAAATCTATAAAATGAAAAATCCCGTCCTTAATTAAGGACGGGATTTTTTTAATCTTCAAATTGTTCTTCTCTATAATTTGGCATAGCTATTTTTTGTCGATATTTTTCAATTATCATTTCCATTCTGTCTAATGCAGAATAGTTTTCTTTTAGATGGTAAAGAAAATTTTGAATATCCTTTTCATTCATAATAGAAGATGCTTTTATTTGAACCGGAGTCAGTATAGCTTTACTATTTTGTATCAATCTAGACATATGATCTAGTTGTTGTGAAATCGTTTTGTCTGCGCTATTAGTGGCTTCTGCTATTAGCCGATATAAAGTATCCATCCTATTACTTAATTCCATTAGCACCTTTCCACAATTCAATGCGTTCTGCGTAATTTTTATATTTTAGAGAATTGCCTAAAAATTCATCAGTAACTATAAAATTTCCTTGTTGGGTTCCTATAATAGGTTTTTTGGAATATTCTTTCAATTCAGGAAAACTAGGAAATGATGTGTAAGTTTTCATTTCATCATTTTCTGGACGCGCACCAGTGTCCTTCAAATTACATGAAATTAACGCAAATCCACAATAGACAGACAACAATATGTTTTTCACAGATAAATACTTACTATATGTTATCATTTTCTAAACACTTTAAGATATTATTAGAAAGAAAAAGTTTTGTAGAAAATTATATCCTTTTCAGTGATATTGTGGATGAAATTATAAAATCCTTTCAAAATTCTGATAGACTATATTCTGGGCATGAAGTGGCAGTAGAATTTAATGGAAATAAAATAGTTACTAAATTTGTAAAAAAAATAACAAATCCTATTAAAAAACTGTTCAAATGTGGTGACGGCTATTCATGTGATTTAGATGAATTGACTGCTTTTTATTCCTCCGAACAAGAAAAGGTTTATGTTATTATTGACAATATATTCAAAAATACAGATCCTAATGAGTCATACTCATTCAACGAACTCAAGTCATATATACCTAATGAGCTATTAGAGATTCTTCACCATGAATTTTCCCATGCTGAAGAGGATTTGCATGAGATAGTTGAGCCATTGGACAGCAAATCGCAAAATAAAAAAACTGATACAGAATCATTGTTAGATTACTACGATGTAACTACTAGGTTATATAAGAAGGTTGATAAAAATAAAACAGACAGTGCAATGGATTATGATAGTTATTACAATGCTGAATCAGAAGTAAATTCAGTTATTCAGGAATTTCTTAGAAAGTATATAAAAAGTGTTGATTATACGTCTCATCAAATACATCATAATCATGATATTAAAAGAACTATGAATTATGTTCAAAGAGATATTATAGATGATGCAAGATACATTAATAGAAATTCATATAATAGAAAACGAATTTTGAAAACTATATACACATCTATAGAATATTACATTCTTTTATTGAAGAATAGCAATGAAGAGACTGAACAAGAAAAATTGAATAAAATTCTTTCTTTGTTGAAATAATTGTAACATTATAGTCGTTTTCTAAATAAAAATATGAGTGATATAGATAGATTATTAAATGCTTTGCGTGATGATATTGGAAAGCCTTCAGAGGAAGATTCTACAAATGAAACCGCAGATTTGACTAAGTTTGAAAAAGACCCTATTTTTGCCACTATAGAACAATTGGTGGGCAACATTCTTCATAATAAGAAGGCTCTAGAAGAGGCCCGTGCTCTTGCTGTGGCAACTGGTGAGGCGGGTTACTTAGAAAGCTTCTCTAGCGTCTCTAAAGCTAATACAGAGAACCTTAAAGTTCTATCTATGATAGTTACTGAGCAAGAGAAACTTAAACAAGAAAGATTCTTGAAAGAAAAAGAACTTGAACTGAAGACAAAAGAGCAAGAACTTAAAAAAACTCTCACAGAAATGAATATCAGTTCAAAGGAAAAAATAGCATCCGAAAAAATAGCAATATCTGGTAGTAAAAATGATAAAAATGCAGTTCTTCTGCAACAGAACAATGCTTTTATATCTGCAAACAGAGAAACTATATTTGATTTTATTTGCGGAAATGCATTGGAAAAAGAAAAGGCAAGACAAAGAATTTTAGAGGATAATAGTCATGAAGATAATATTACAGGAAGTTCAGAAATAATAAATATCTAAAATGAGAAATTATAAGTTGATACAAGAGATAGAACAACATAGATTAGAAAGTTCTAAAATAACCACAGATGTAAAATCTCTTCTAGATAAAAAAGAATTACCATTTAATAATATTTTCGGAGACAAAGTTCGCATTGCAGAGCCTCTTGCAGGCGGAAAAGAATATGCTGATAATTTACAAGCAGTTACGGCAGGATATAATCTGGATTTTCCTTCATGGACAGGTGTTAAAGAAAAGGATATTAATAAAAAGAATCCTATTAAAATAGGAAAGATACTTTTCAATAAGAAAAGAGAATATGAGACCCATCTAAAGGATAACCCAGATCTTCCTCAATCACATGTTGATACTGTGATGAGACGAATCGAGGCTATTGATAAATATCTCAAAATACCGGATCTTAAAAAACAATATGATAATGCCACTAAAACACAATATACTGTAATTTACAGTAGAGCACCTGTTGATGTATTACGTATGGGAGATTTTAATTGGACTTCTAGAAGCTGCCATGCTCCGGGAGGACAGTATTATTACTGCGCTATTGCGGATGCTATGCTAAATGCTGGCGTAGTTTATTTGATTACTAATGATGATTTTGATAAAATAAAAGATCATCTACAAGATGATGAGATTTTTTCAGATTCAGACCGTGATGTTGATGGGATACAGCCGTTGGCGAGAATGCGAATACGATGTATAATAGACTCTGATGGAAATACTGTAGCAGTTCCTGTGACCAAAATTTATGGAAAATCGGGGTATTCTGTGAATAATGATCTTCAACAACAGTTTATTCGTTGGGCTAAAAAACAAGATGTGACTGAATTTAATTGGGATGATACTTTGACATTAAAAGGCGGCAGTTACGAGGATTATGGATATGAAATATCTAATATTGTTGAAAAATTGTGGAATAAAGATGTTTCTTATAATACTGAAAATAATGAAGAATTAGACTCAGAACATCATAGAGAGCGTTGTTTAGATCAGATATATGAATTTGTTGGAAATTATGCAATAAGCGAAAAGCTTGATTTACTGGCAGAAAGATATTTTTTTGTGAAACGACTCTCTATGAGTGAAGGTGACAGAGATAACATTAACTTTGCTCCTGTTGTAAAATTAGTTATACCTAAAACTTATATGCAGAAAAATTTTCATAATATTACTGTTGACAGACTTTATGATAAAAGAAAATATCATTTTACTTTAGAAACCGATTATTCTCCTGATGTAGCTATGTTACGCATAACTATTCCCGCAACAAGAGTTGATAGATATATCTTAGATGAGGAAGACGAGACTATAGATGAAGATATATTGATTCAACATATAACGGATCAAGTAAACGAAGTGTTGTATACTATTATGAGAGGAAAAAATAACACTATTGATTATGCTTATCAGTCAGATGTTTATGAAAATGAGGATTATTGGGCACTACCTCTATTAAATAGTTTGACTTTTATTGAATCTTTGAGAACAGATAAAGATTCTGATGAATCTTTAGTTGATTCTGGCATATTATCAGATTTTATAACAAATAACAAAGAGAATCGCCTAGTCCTACTTAAAATGTTTGATATAGATAAAAAAATAGGTGAAAGTAAGTCACTAATTTTAGTTAGAGAATTTATAAAAGAATATAAATATAGCAGGGAGCGTGGTGAAGGTGAGATGCTCTCGCAATTCACATTAGGTTTACAAGCATTAGCAAGAAAAATCATACCTTCTTATACTTTGCCGATTAATATGGATGTAAATTTTGCACGGACTGTTGATATGTCTAATGATGAACATATACCATCCTATTTTTATTCAATTAAGAGCAATAGTAGTAATACTATGACCTATAGACCTATTAGTTATAATGCTCCAGATTATCTAAAAATAGATGTTACTGCATCTTGGGAAAATGTATTTGCAGTTCTAATTCATATGGCACAAAAAGGTAATTACAAAATGCTCAACCAATTTTTAGATATTTTTTCATATGACGAAGATGAGCATGTCACAGAACTTATAATTCAATTATTCAAAAATATTGACATTACAGAAAAAGACCAAATGACTTTCAATGATGTAGTAGATTATGTAATGTAATTATTTTATAAAAAGAAAATAAAAAGCCCGTATAGAAACTCTATACGGGCTTTTAACATGTTACTGTCTCAAATTACATCATGTAACGAGTTTGGCAACCTGTAGGCTCACAAGCAGAGGTGCAGTCAATTCCAACAGCATCCAGTTCTTTAGCAATGATCAGGTGATAATAATTTTCGCTTCCGAAAAGGTTATCCATGATTGCATAGCGAGTCATCATACCAACTCTGCTCTCAAATGTTCCGGGAGTCATTGCTCTTTGAACAATAACAGGAATATATGGGCAATAGATCAGGCCAGTATCCCAGTATTCAGCACCCTTGTAACCAAGAAGAGCATATTCTACTGTGCTGGAACGAGAACCACTGAGATATTGTGAAGTCATACGAGTATCACGATAAATGGTGAATTGACCAGCAAGAGTTCCTACGCGAGCGATACCATTAGGATGGGTTTGAACATCAGAAGAAATGGTATAGTTACGGAATTCTTTCAGAGACTGAAGAATTGTGCAAACTTTCGGTGTTGCCACGATAAAGTTAGCAGCTCCCCTACGGTTCTTAATAGCAAGCAAGTTAGACTCATTTACTAATTTGATGTAGAAGTTAACACTCTTCTCTGCATACCAGCGTCCATCGGCAAGACTAGGCTTCCAGATAGAAACACCAGAACCAAGGCCAGTATCAAGACAGATTTGAATCATTCTCATGATCATCTCACGGTCAATCTCAGCTTGAATTTCATAGCTCATCATGTTGGTCATCTCAGTATCAATGTCAATGCCGTTCATGTTTTTGAGGTCTTGTTCAACTTCGGTTGTGAAACCAGTTGCAAGTCTACGAGTTCCTGCTTCGATGGCACGCTTATCAATTCTCAGGCTCATTGTTGGGAAGTTTGAAGCTCCTTCAAAATGAGAGGTAAGTTGAGCAATACCAGTGTCTTCAGTTACAAATGGGAAACAATCGCCACCAGAAAGACCTTCAGCAGTTACGCCAGTATAATTAGTATGAAGATTGCGATAACCTGCTTCTTGGGCAGCCGATGCCACTTGGGAAGCTGGTAATGGTTGATAGAAAGTCTTGTCTCTATCACAATTACTATCATTGTATGGATCACAAGTCAGAGACTCATTATCATAGAAATAACGAAGAGCAAATGCAAGTCCAACAGGAGCAGACATAGGCTGAACACCAACGATCTCATGAGTGATTAACTCAGGGAAAGTTCTGCGCAGCATAGGAATAATGGTGGTAGGTAGTCTAGCATCACCAGAAGCATAAAAGTCTTGTGAAGTTAGATTTCCGTCTTGACCTCCGCCATGGTTGACGGTTGAATGTGCTCCCCATGGGCCATTTCCGGTGCTTCCAGTAGCAGTGATAGGAGCTTCTTGAAGAAGACCTAAGCCATTTTTTTCCATCCAGCGTGATTGGTTTTCAAGGACCATAGCAGTAGCGATACGCTTATGAGTTCCTTCAACTGGCTTTACGCCATTTTTATCAAAGTTGAGCACTTTTGCCCAACGTGCGTGAACGCGGTTACTATAATCCTCATCTAGGAGGTGATCGGTGTCTGAGTATAAATTACGTCTCATATTTTTTATTTAGTGTTTTGATTAATTTTTCTAATAGGAAATCCTATTACATAGAAGTGCTTAGCAATCTTACATACTGATCCATGATATCGTTGGATTCTGAAATGACTGGTTTGCTAGCTTTCTGTTTCTCATCTGCAATATATTTTGCGCGATCAACTTGTGGAATATTATTATGTTCTTTTATGAGTGTTGAACGATTTATAGTTTCGTTTTTATTATACATATCTACAACATAAGAAAAATTTTCTTGAATGAAATTAGCGGTTTTTCCAGCAAAGCGCTGTCTAACATATTTTGCCATTTCTACTGGAAGATTTGCAGTTTTTTCGGTTAAAACTCTTTTACTCTCAGAGATAGCAAGTGCTCTTTTCCTATCAGCATTTTCTTTAGACAGACGATCCATTTCTTTTTTTCCTTCTAAGATGCCCTGTTTAAGATTTTCACTTATCATAGTTTTATCTATTCCCAAGACCTTTCTAGCCTCGTCTAATTGCTTTAGTGCAAAAGTATTTTTAGCAGCTTCTTCAATTTGTTTAACTGGAATGGCTTCACCAAGATACTCTTCAATATAAGATTCTACCGCGAGAACTAGTTCATCTCTATGAGTGACTGCGGTGTCTTTAAGCACCTTTTCATAACTTTCAGCTACAATCTTTAATTCATTATTGTGCTTGTTTTTTAGATGCTCAAGAACAGTTTTAAGCTTACTTGAATGATCTTCATCTACATCTTTTTTATATTGCTCAAAAGCAGTTTCCATGCTTTCCAGAACACTCTTCATTTTATTAGCATGTGATTCGTCCATGCTGGAGAGTTCCAGATCTAATCTTTCTTGCACCTTTTGATTGATAGTGCTTTCAAAGACAGACTTGAGATTTTCTTTAAGATCTGGAGTAAAGATTTGCTCGTCCAGACTTTCTAGTATTGTTTGAATTCCCATAATGATTTATTTATTGAAAAAATATTAAACTTTTCTTTTAGAAGCATTTTCCACTTTTGTCATAGCTTCATTAAATCTTTGTTGGTATTTCTCATCTACTATATTTCTTAAATTAATATTACTTTTTGCATAATCCTCGCGGCCAAGGTTATATAGAAATTCTCTTGCATTTTTAATTGTTTTCGGTGTCATAAAAAATTATTTAGTTTTTTCTTGCATATATTGACTTATATGCTACTTTGTGACATGGAAAAAGTTACTACAATCACATATAACCAGACATTAACAGAAAACAGTTCCTTAATTATTAAGGTAGAGGCTCCTTGGTGCGGGCCTTGTAAGGCTATGGCAAAAAATATGGTAGGATGGGATGAAACTAATTATCCCATAAAAACATTAGATGTAGATGAAGAACCTGAATTAGCGCAGGAACTTGGTATAAGGTCCGTTCCTATTTTTATCTTTTATAAAGATGGCATCGAGGTTAAACGTATTACAGGCAGCACTTCACTAGAAACTATTAAGACCACTTTTGATGTTTACTCTAAAAAATAAATTTTACTTGACATACCCACAACAACAGATACATTAGCAACATGAAACATTTAGCAAGAATAGGAAAGGTTGATAAAATAATCCCCATAGACGGTGCAGATTTTGTTCAGTCTGCTGTAGTATACGGATTTAATGTTATCGTATCTAAAAATGTACAAGTAGGTGATTTGGGAGTATTTTTCGAAGCAACTGATATTCAGTTATCTGACGAATATGCTAAGATGAATAACCTATACCGTCATTCAGAATATAATTCTGATGTGAACGCAAAAGGTTATTTAGAAGATAATAGAAAACTTAAAGTTCAGAAATTCTTAAAAACTAAGAGTGAGGGTCTTTTTATGTCTCTAGACAGTCTATCGTATACCGGATATGACATATCTGTTTTTAAATTCGGTGATTCTTTTGATGAACTGAATGAACATCAAATATGTAATAAGTTTTATAATGCTAAAACTGCTGGTGCTAGAAATTCTAATACTTCTAGGAAAAAAAATTCTACTCCATTGTTCCATGAACATCTTGATACTGAACAGTTATCTTACTATATTGATAGTATTCCAAAAGGTTCTTTAGTAACTATAACTTCTAAGAATCACGGAACTTCTGGTCGTTATTCCTTTACTCCAGTTGCAAAAGAAGTGGTTGAAACTGTTGTAGATAAAATTTACGTTCCTTCACTAAAGAGGAACATTAAAAAAACACGGCAAATTAAAAAATCAGTTACTGATTATGAGTATGTAGTTGGAACTCGTAGAGTCGTTCTTGGTTCTGATGGTGAGAATAAAACAGGTTTTCATGGCTCGGAAAAGTATCGTTATGATATTTTACAAACTTTAAAACCCTATCTGGAAAAAAATATGACCATCTATCTTGAGATTGTTGGATACGTCAATGGTGCTCCTGTTATGGGAACGCATGATGTTACTAAATTGAAAGATGATGCTTTTGTTCAGAAGTATGGTAAAAAAGTTGTTTACAAGTATGGGTGTATGCAGGATGAATTTAACATTTGCGTATACCGCATCTCTTATACTAATCCTGATGGCGTGGAAATGGACCTGAGCCATTCTCAAATGGTAGATTGGTGTAATAAAAGAAACATTCCTGTGGTGAAGACGCTTGTAGATACTTTTGTGTATGATGGAAATAAAGATGCTCTTTTTCAACAGGCAGTATTTCTTGCAGAAAATGAAAAAAATCTGTGTGAGGATTATAATGATCCATCTCATATTTGTGAAGGCGTAGTAGTTCGAGTGGATAACTATGGATTACGTCCTGACCTATACAAATACAAGAGCTTTCCGTTCCGTGTCATGGAAGGTATTGCAAAATTGAAATCAGATTTTATAGATGTGGAGGACGCGAGCTAAATACTATGCAAATGAATGAATCTGATTTGTACTGGATTTGTGATTGTGGTAAAATTCTTGCATCTGCTACGGGAAGAGATGAATTAGTTAATTGGAGATTTAATGGCTCTGTATGGGAACACTATCACAGTTATCCATCAGGCCATTGTCCTTCAAGAAAAATGAATTCTGTTGAAATTAGAGCATATGTGATGAGGGATATTTTGAAAATCCCGGATTCCGTAGAGAAAATTTCTGAGCGTGTATTATTTTTGGCAAATGAATATTCTAGGTTAATTAAAATTAAAGAACAGTCTATAGATTTAGTTAACAGTATCAAACATTCTGATCAATTTCAGGAAGAAGGAATACCATCAGATATTTTTGTTGAATTTTTAGAATTGAAACGGTTAATAGAACAAGATGACTAATAAATTAGACAAAACCGTTAAAGTAGATTTATCTATTATTCCTAATTTCATTAAGAAACAATGGATCAATTTCTTAGAAATTAACAAAGAAACAGTGAGTGACCCTACTATTGTAGGTGTTTCTGCCAAAATTTATGATGAAAATAATGTTCATCATTCTACTCTAGTGTTAACTACCCCCTTTGAAATGTTTATTTCTCTTAAAATAAATTTGAAATCTCTGAAAAGTGATATTCAAAGAGATAAAATTTTATCAGTTAAACTTTCGAGGAAAGATTGGAAAGATGAATTAGAAAAATCTATAAATTCAGTAATAACAACATCTGAAAAAGAAGAGCCTATTAAAAATCATGACATTGAAATTTCATCTGTGTAAGAAGTATCCATGTAATAAACATTTTTGTTTTGCTAAACGCGGCAGAAATTATTATTACTTGAGAGCATTCAGGTTGCTACTAATAGCAAATAGCAGTGTTTAGTAAAAAAAAAAACAAAAATCCGATAAATTTAAGATTTATCGGATTTTTGTTTTTAGAAACTCCCTACTCCATAGTATATATTTTTAATCAAAAAGTGCTTTTCTCCGTCACTCAATCTATTAGGTTTATCATGAGGTTCAAGATATAAACCTCCATAATTAGTGTCATTGATTTCTAAAAGTTCTTTTTTAAGATCGTCTAATGGAATTCCTACTTCAACTGCTAATTCTGGAATAGTGACGGTTGTGCTAGAACCCTTTCTAGAGAGTCTTTTGTATGCTATCAGAATATCATCTTTGACAGACTCTTCTAATTGAACTATTTCTATTTGAGGATGAATATCTAATAATTTTTCTGCAAGGTCTATAATTTGCTTAGCATAGTGGTAAGATTCTTGACCTATCTTTTTTCTCAATTTTTTAGTTTTTTCTATTATCTTTGTAGCAATTTCTGTTTCTGAAATATCTTCCGCAATAGGTTCTTCTTCAGTATCTTCTGGATACTCTTTTGTCACAGTTATGTCTCCTACAGGGATCATATCAATAATATCAGGAAACATTTCCTTTAATGTTTTGTCAAATTTTGCAGTCATAAAGTTACAGTGATTTTAAGAATTTAGATAATTGCTCTATGATGTGAGCATTGACCTCTGAACGATGTTTGGAAATGTAATTTGTATGAGCCTTGGAAAATCCTTGAAATGCTTCGTATACTTTCTGGTCATCACCAATTATCCATTCACGCTCTTCATATATTCCGTTAATAAACTTAGTATTTGCAGATGCGTCCCATACTGCATCTACTCCCAGAATGATAGGAGATTTTACAAGATTACCTCTTTCAGACTCTTCTATCTGGCCCAGACATTTAGAACTAAGACCCCAATTTACGTTGTGCTTAATAAGTCCGGCTAGTATTTTTCCGGGAGGATTTTCTGTGAGAATTTCAGATTTTCCTATATAAAAATCTGGTTCAGATGTATCTCTTTTCAATTCTACAATTTTGTGGGCCAATCTATCAAGTTTCATTTCGGGCTCTAATGAGTGATTACATTCTCCTCCACCGCGATTGTGCTTGACATAATCTGCGATATATCGGTCAATAGCAGGAAGCATTTCACTTTCTTCATAAATTCTATTATTCTTATTTTTTCTGGATAGCATTAGATATTGACCAGTGAAATAATATCTAGGTTCTTGATCTAAATTTTTTCTTTCCATCAACGGTTCAACATCATAGCAAGGATGTTCAACAATAAGTTTTCTGATAATTGGCATAGTATTATTTACCTGTAATTAAAAAATATCTAGTCAAAATTATGAGGAAGTTGTTTCACATAATCAACTTGAGCATGATCCGACACCCAAGAAAAATAATCTTTCAAATTCACTGGAAAATCTTTAACTTGTTGCAATGCTTTCCACTGCTCTACGGCATTTTGATAACCATAATAATTTTCCTTAAATTTTAGTTGAGACTCTGTTACATAAGCATAATGGTCAAATATCCATCCCATGTTTTTAGTAAATTCTTTAGATAGATATTTTTGCGTAGTATTTAATCTAGGTGGCTCATGTGAAATCCAATAGGACGGCTTTTTAATGTTCCAAAGTCTCAGCCATTCGCCTTTTTTATTTCCATAACAATTTTCACCAATGAGTTTATGATTAGTTCCTACGTAATAATTACAATTGAATAGCATAGCATCAAACATAGGATTATTTTCAGAAAAATTTAATACTTGATTAAGAACGCCTTCATTCCATATTTCATCAACATCAAATTCCATCAAAATACACTCATCTAACTCTGAAGCAAATGAATTGCACATTTCAACTTTTCCCTGCCATCCATCATTTTTTCTTATTATTGTTATGTTCTCATTTTTTATCGAATCTAAAAATTCAGTCGTCCCATCTATAGATAGTAAGTTTTTAGTAAATTGAGATGTATTGATATTTCTACACCATCTAGTATCTTTCACAGGAAACGAATATCCTTCTACTATATACCAGTGATCAAAGACTTTAGGTATTATTTCCGCTTGTTTTTTAATATAAGGCATACCATTTAACACTATAGTAAATGCTATTTTTTTTTTATTGAAATATTTAATAACAAGTATATAAAAAACAATACTTTAATGAAATGCGCTAATTTTTCGCTAATTAGATCATATGAATGTATTTTTTCTTCTTTTGGCATCCGCAGGTTTGACTATAATCATAGTAGACAGTGTTATTATGGATAAGATGGGGCTAAGACCTTTATGGTCAAAGATTTCTATTTTGAAAGAATTATTTTCGTGTTCAATGTGTACCGGATTTTGGTCTGGTATGCTACTATCTGCCATATATCTTACTAAAGAATATGTATTTCCATTTGCGCTGGCTTCAACTATAGTTTCCTTTCTACTAGAAAGAGTGGCATCTCTTATAAATATTGCTTACTATAAATTGGACAAAGAGACAGACAATATGTAGGATATATAACTACTGTTGTATAGATAGTTGCTTTCTCCGCTCTGTCATTGCAGTGTCAGCGTCTTCTTCTGTAAATTTATCAGGGTAAAGAAATCTTGCCCCTATTTTTGCCGGAGCACCTTTTAATGAAATTAAATCAGAATTAGTATCACACTCAAAACTTCCTCCAACACTACTAGGAGAACCTTCTAATGTTATTAGCTTATTATAATTGCAATAGAAACTTCTTCCAACACTACTAGGTGCTCCTAGTAGTGTTGTTAATTTATTAACCTTACAATTAAAAAATCCTCCAACACTACTAGGAGCACCTAGTAGTGTTGTTAATTTATTATCATTACAATAAAAACCTCTTCCAACACTACTAGGAGCACCTTCTAATGTTATTAAATTATTAAAATTGCACTCAAAATCACCTCCAACCCTACTAGGAGCACCTTCTAGTGTTTTTAATTTATTATAATTGCAATAAAAATCACCTCCAACTCTACTAGGAGAACCTTCTAATGTTGATAATTGATTATTGCTACAATGAAAACTTCCAACAACACTTCTAGGACAACCTTTCAACGATGCAAGTTCATTATATGCGCACAAAAAATCACCAGTCACATCTATTTTAGACATATCAGGTAATTCTATTAACCACATATATCTTAAATTTAAATTTCCTCCAGAATAACTATCTACTATCTTCTGTGCTTTACTTCTTCCTTCTTCTATTTTAATTTGAATTGATTTTACTTCTAAATCCAAATTATTAAATTCATATTTACCAGTATTTACCATTTGCGTAAAACTAATATCCCGTCTTTCAACATATCTTTTTCTTAGACTACTATTTTTACTAATATCATTTACTTGGTTTTCAGTTAAATTCGGTCCTTGAGAAACATATTCATTTTTCAATTCTAAATTTAATGTGTCATAAATTTCATCAATAATAGCAATTCCAGATGTTAATACTACCAATCTCGTATCAGCATCAAATGATTTGAACATTTCTAATGATTGTTTATATTCAAATTTCTTCAAATCTACTATTTTTTATTTTCCTCCGGTGTTTTAGGTTTATTAACAAATAAATGTTCATATTTTTCTAAAGAAGGAAAAGTAGAAATTACTTCATTCCATGTAGTTTTTTCAGTAGCATTATCTGCAAATGTCCATTCCCACCCATCACTAGTTTTATCTAATACCAAAACATGTTTAGGATTGCTTTTTGGAACATTTTTGAAAAATATAAAATAAAATGTAGAATCTTTAGATAATCTATAATTATTATACATATTACCTCCAGCAGAACGAGAAATACAAAAAGTATATCCTTCTCCATATTTCACACATGCTCTTTGTGAATGTGCTTTGTAAATTATTAAATATTGATCTTCTGCTAATTTATTTTCATCTTCACCTTCAGTTATTTTTACTGTAGAATTATCAACTGGTTTTAATTTTTGAGATTGTTTATATTCTAATTGATCTATTTTTTCAGTAAAAGAAATAAAATCAGTTGGAAGCTGAAATTTAATATTATTTCTTTTTAGTTTATAGTATTTTTTAAGATAACTGGATAATTGATTTAAGTCTCTATTTGCTGAAAAATATAATTTAACTATTGTTGAAATATCACCTTTACTAGGTGTTTCATCTAATTGAAAAATAGATTGTTGTAATGAGTGATCATTTGGAAATAATTTTTTTAATAATTCTAATGAAGTTTGTTTATTTTCTAGAAGGAAATAAAAATAATCTCGAAATGAAGTCATTGTTAATTATTTATTTAATATGTACTTGTCTCTAAGTGCTTTAGGAACTTTGTTTATTCTTAAATTGAGTATACCATTAAAACTTTTATCATCTAATAGGACATTATGCTTTATTTGTTCTACTGCTTCTAAATACGAACTCTCCCATTTACAGGTTGTTAAATGAATTATTTCTCTTTCAAATGTAGCAATGCCTTTTTCTTCAATAAAAGCTAATAATTCTCTAGAACTTCCCCAATATGTCTTCCAATCACTCTCTTTAGAAACTCGCCTATTTCTTTTTATTTTTTTGGTAGGAGGTAATTTTACATTTCTATAAAATTGTTTTTTACCTATATAATATTTCCCAGTTTCTGGATGAGTTATTTTATATACAAATCCGAAATAATTAGATATTTCTTCTTCTGGAGGAAGATTTTTCCACAAAGGCTCTTTCATTATGCTGTTTTGAGAGTATAGTTGATAGGTGCAGTTGCCGAAAAAATAGAAATTGCTCCATCTGGAACAAAATCATGAACAAAAGCAATTATCTGATTAGGTTGATCTAAAACTATAGAACCTGAACTTACACTAGCAACACCTCCTATATTGAGGTATACTGTATCTGTTCCGTGTTTTTGGAAAAATAAATATTTTCTTCCTATTGATGCTGCTGCAATTTGTAGCGGTGTTCCAGAAGTGCTATATGTCCCAGAACTGTCTGTCCAGTTTCCAACATTATCATTTACATCATTACAATCCACTTCTACAAGAGTGGTGGGAAAATCCTCATTTTCAGGTCCATATGCAATAGGAGGTTCAGACGTGATGTTAATATATCTAGTCTGTCCATTATCATAGTAAAAACGTATATACTGATCATTAGTCGCAGTATCTACATAGCATCTGGAAAAATTTATAGGTCTGCGAATCCCGTCCATCGGTGAAAAGCAATTATCAATATCGGAAAGTAAAGCCATGTAGTTATTTATGAAAGAACCGTATAGATTTCTCTATACGGTTCTTTTTATATATTGATTACTTTATATCAATTATGCAACAGCCGCAGCATTTGCAGAGTCGTCACTTGCAAGGTCTGCAATAGCGTCTTGTAGTGCCGTTAATGCGGCAGCAAGGTCGTCGTTAGCAGTAGCTAAGTCTGCATTAGCAGTAGCAAGAGCAGCCTCAGCAGCAATTCTAGCAGCTTCTTCTACACCTTCTTCAGTAGTGATGGTTGATAGATCAATACCTAGTTGAGTTAGTTGTCCTTCAAGTGTGGTGTTTTGTGCAAGGGCAGTTGTTAGTGCAAGTTGGAGTTGCTCTTGTGTGGCAGTGGATGCAGCAACAAGTGTATCATATGCAGATTGCAATGATGCTTGTGCGGCAGAAACTACGCTAACTTTATTTCTTAGTGCAGTGGCTTCAGCTAATTCGTCTGAAACTGCATCTAAATGATCGTTGATAATGTCCTGTGTTGCTTGTGTGGGCATATTAGTTATTTATAAGTTTTACGGTTTTTTTAGCAGACTATTCCCGGTCTGCTAGCGGGTTTTTGAAGTGACTATTAAACGGCGGCGGTTAGCTGGAGCTGGACTGTAGCGCCCTGTATGAAGCCGTCTCCATCTACAACTCTCACCTCACCATTGTTTTGCACTCGAAGCGTGTTGCCGTTGCTGTAGGTGTAAATAATGGCGTCGGTGCCTCCGTTGCCAGTGGTCGCGAAGGTGGCTGAGTTCCCGTTCCCGTCAGTGACGGTGGTGGAAACATGCACCTGCATTCCAGGGTTGTTTTCATCATTGCCCATGTTCACCACATAGGTTCCGCCAACATAGTCAGATGGCTGTGGAGTAGTCGGAGGGGTGGTTGTTGGTGCAACTGTAGTAGTAGTAGTAACACCACTTACAGCATTAGCATTATCTACATTATCACTCTCTAAATCTACAACTGCACTATTCAATGCAGCAAGTGCAGCAGCTAAAT